GTTTAAACGTGCAGGTGTTAGTTGTAAAGGCAGTGTTTCTAGTCTGCGTAAAAAAGCGAAGAACAGTAGCGGCGAACGACAAAAAGGTTTCCATTGGTGCGCCAATATGAAATCGGGGCGGAATAAATAGTTAATCATGAAAATAAACGAAATCATCACCGAAGATCAGCTAGACGAAGGTTGGAAAGAAAAACTCGCAGCCGCAGGAATAGCAGCCACTATCGGACTAGGTGCCGCAGGAGGAGCACAGGCCAGAGTGATGCCTGGTCAGGATCCGGACGTAAACAGATTGACCGGAAAACCTGTGGCCACGCAACAGGTGCAGAAAGATACGGATAAAAAGGATGCCAAGCAGGGATTCAGCAAAGAATATCTGCAGAAAGTAGTCAATGACGAACTGCCCAGACCTTTGATATCCAAAGAAAAAGCCCAAGAAATTTTAGACAAGATGGATAAACTAGATCCAGTAAGCCCTGAAGAAGCAGGTAAAATCATACTGAAAAAACGCTCTATGGAAAGCCTATCTCGTAAAAAACAGACAATCAAAGAAGCAGGATCGGAAGGTTCGACGACATCAGCGATGATAGGATCTTTTCCTAATCCGCAGATCAGCCCGGGACCAGCCAGGGGTAAACTTAGTTATACAGGTAGTCCTAGCACAGGATCAGGTAAAAAAGCTCCCCCACAGCCCAAGATAAAACAGCCTAAAAAACGTGACGGAACAGCGGTTAACGCCTTGGATATCAAGGCCTCGCTGTTCGGTGAAGGTAATTTTGTCAAGAGATAAATATACTATGAACCTCGAAAATCCTAGCGTTGACGATCACGAAGCCAAAATGGCCAGGGCCGATTGTTACAAACTGGCCAAATATTCAGCGAAACTATTTCATATGATAGAAGAAGGCGAAGAATTAGATGGCTGGGTCTCTGCGAAGATTACCAAAGCAGCAGATTACATTTCTAGCGTTTATCATTATCTAGAATATGAAAAAACAGCCAGAGAACAGATAGAATCAGGACCCAGGGAATTCGAGGAAAGCGTCGAACAGCAGGTAAAATCTTCGCTAACAGAACAGTGGAACAAACACAAACAAGGAAATTAAAATGGATTTTAGATCTCTTATTCAAAAAATAGAAGATGTCGATGGAGTTGTAGAGACTCCCAAGGCGCCCGAGCTACCAAAAAAGATCCAACTAGATGAAGAACACTCGCTGAAAGTGCTGGCAGGTACCAAAACTCTAGTAGAAGCTGCTGATCTAATGGAAAAGGCTGTGAGCAAAGCACAGCAAAAGGCCGCAGGTGCAGCACTGGCAGCTAAGAGAGGAGATACTCCTAAGAGCGAACTAAAAGGTGCTGCCAAAGAGATGATGGACATGAGCACCAAAGAGCTGGAAAAATTCGCTGGGACCAAGCACAAAGGGCTTCCAGAAAAGAAAAAGACCGACGAAGCTATGGAAGTCACTGAAGACGATATGAAGGTAGGTGATACAAAGAAATCCAGCACTGGTGGTACTATTGAAAAAACTAAAACCGGTGTCAAGCACACTGCTAAAGAATATGACGGCGAAGATCACGTAGAACCCGCACAGAGCAAAGCCAGTAAAGCTGGAATGACCGGCGCAGAGCGCAGAGAACAGAAGGCAGCCGACAAAGCCGAAGAGAAAAAGAGCAAAGAATGGGAAAAGAAGTATGGCAAGGGATCTGTTACACGTCACAAGATGGAAGACGTTGAAATCGATGCCGAGCAGTTCAAATCCAAGTTCCTGCAGATGGTAGAAGCTGCCAAGAAAGACGAAAAGAAAGTCGGGGGCAAGAAAGCCGAAGAGAAGATGGATGAAGGTAAGAAGTCCAGCAAGAAAAAACCAGATGCTGACAACGACGGAGTACCCGATTGGGCTGACAAAAAGCCAGGCAAAGATGACAATGCCGACAAGAGCGAAGATAAGAAAGAAACAAAAGGGCTTTCAGCTAAACAGAAAAAACTTCCTGCTGGATTGCAGAAAGCCATCGCTGCGAAAAAAGGTAAAAAGACTGTCAAAGAAAGCATCGAACCAAAGATGACTTTCCGCGAAATGATGAAGCTGGTGGTTGAGAGCGGTGGGCAACAACAGATCGATCCCTTGGACAAAGAACTATTTGCATGGGCGACCCGTGTAGCTCAAAAAAGATTAGGTGAAGGCATGAAAGCCGAAGTCTACGCTGGACTGGTTTATGAACGCATGGGTGGTGTATTTGAAATGTATGATGTGCTAGCAGAAGATCAAAAATAATTTAACTTTTTGGTAAACAAAAGCCAGTCCTCCATTGACTGGCTTTTTTTATGACTATATAATTGTCCTATAAGGAGAACATCTATGGCAAAAATGTACGGTCCCGAAGAAAAAGCCAAACTAGAAAGATTGATCAATGAAGGTTCAAACGTGCTTCGAGAAGTAGAAGATCTGCAAGAAGGTCTCAAAGAAACCGTCAAAGCTGTAGCAGAAGAACTACAGGTCAAGCCTTCAATCATCAACAAAGCGATACGCATCGCACACAAAGACAACTGGAAATCACACGAAGAAGAGTGGGATGAGATTGAAATGATTTTAGGTGTTACTAAGAGATTACCAGAAAAGGATTAAATGCATCAAATCACAGATGTTGTCGTAGACATTTATCGCTGGGCAGAAAGGGATTATCATGAATGGCCGTTTAGGTTTTTGGTTGAAGTGGTCGCTTGGGCTATTAGCATTGGTTGTAGTATTACCATGGCTCTCACCGTTCCTACCCCACCCTTACTCATCTTATATCCTATATGGATCCTTGGTTGTTCAATGTATGGTTGGGCTGCTTGGACTCGTGGCAGTTTTGGTATGCTTGCCAATTATCTACTTCTTGTCACGATCGACTCGGTAGGTCTGGCACGGATGATAATTAATTAGTAAATAAGATTAGATGGTAGGCGGGGCCATAAACCGCATTAGAGGTATTTGCGAGCCACAAATCGCATATGGAGAAAAATGAGTTACGTTGACGCATTCTACGATCGCGACGACGACATGATCCGTGTCGTTGAACGCAATGACAAAGGCGAACGGCACTATAAAGATTACGCTGCTCGCCATATCTTTTACTATTACGATCCCAAAGGTAAGTTCCAATCGATCAAAGGTGAACCTCTTAGTCGAGTAACCTGTAAAAATGTCAAAGAACTAAGAAAAGAGCTAGCTATACACTCTAACAGACGCCTGTATGAAAGCGATATCAATCCTATATACAGATGTCTAGAAGACCATTATCTCAACGTTGACGCTCCTAAATTAAATGTAGCATTTTTCGACATCGAAGTAGACTTCGATCCCGAGCGAGGATATGCATCGCCCGATGATGCTTTCATGCCTATCACTGCCATAGCCGTTCATCTGCAATGGTTAGACACGTTAATCTGCCTAGCTATCCCACCTAAAACGCTTAACATGGCCGAAGCTAAAAAGGCAGTACAGGAATTTCCTAATACCATGCTATTTGACAACGAAGCAGATCTATTAGATAACTTCCTGCATCTTATCGAAGACGCCGACGTGTTAACTGGTTGGAATTCTGAAGGATTTGATATACCTTATACTGTCAATCGTGTAACTAAAGTTCTCAACAAAGATGATACTCGAAGATTCTGCCTATGGAACTGCTATCCAAAAAAACGTGAGTTTGAAAAATTCGGCAAAGATGCGGTCACCTATGACCTCATCGGTCGTGTACACATAGATTATCTCGAACTATATAGAAAGTACACCTACGAAGAACGACATACCTATCGACTAGATGCGATCGGTGAAATGGAGATTGGTGAAAACAAAACTGTCTACGAAGGTACACTAGATCAACTCTATAACAATGACTTTCGTAAATTCATTGAATATAACAGACAAGACTGCGCCCTGTTAGATAAACTGGATAAAAAACTACAATTTTTAGATCTTGCAAATAAAATCGCACATGAAAATACTGTATTGTTACAGACAACCATGGGTGCTGTAGCTGTTACAGAGCAGGCGATCATTAATGAAGCACATCGACGAGGCATGATCGTTCCTAATCGCAAGAGGATGGAAGAACAAGGAGACACACAGGCCGCAGGTGCCTATGTGGCCTATCCCAAGAAAGGCATCCACGAGTGGATTGGTTCTTTAGACATCAACTCACTCTATCCCTCGGCGATTCGCGCCTTAAACATGGGTCCTGAAACCATCGTTGGGCAATTGCGTCAGGACGGCACTCGAGATTATATCACCGGCGAGCAGGCCAAAGGTAAATCGTTCGCTGCTGCATGGGAAGGAATTTTTGGCAGTCTAGAATATACCGCTGTGATGAATCGTGAGGTTGGTCGCGAGATTACTATAGACTGGGAAGAAGGAGGCTCAGATACTCTCAGCGCCGCACAGATCTTCGATCTTATTTTTGACAGTAATCAGCCCTGGATGCTGTCGGCGAATGGAACTATTTTTACCTACGAGAAGGAAGGGATCATTCCCGGACTGCTGGCACGTTGGTATAAAGAAAGAAAAGAGATGCAGGTCAAGCTTAAAGAATGTATCGCTGCCGGTAACAAGATCGAAGAAGAATATTGGGACAAGCGGCAGCTAGTCAAGAAGATTAACTTAAACAGTTTATATGGTGCTATTCTAAATCCAGGTTGTCGTTTCTTCGATAACAGAATCGGACAATCAACTACGCTCACAGGACGGCAAATTGCCAAACATATGGCTTCAAAAGTCAACGAGATCATCACCGGAGAGTATGACCATGTCGGTCGAGCAGTGATCTACGGTGATACAGACTCCTGTTATTTTTCTGCGTATAACACACTAAAGAAAGATATCGACAAGGGTCTAATACCTTGGACTAAAGAAAGTGTCGTTGAACTTTATGATACCATAGGAGGAGAAGTAAATGGAACGTTTGTCAAATTCATGCAGGACGCCTTTCATTGCCCCAAAACCCGAGGCGAGGTCATCAAAGCAGGTCGCGAG